GGCATCACCGGTGGTACGGGCACGGTCTACGAGACCTCTGTTGCCCGCAACAACGGCATCGTGACCACCTCGATCATGATCGACCTCACCGGCCTGCAGTCTGGCGGCACGGCTGGCGACATCATTGGTACTAACGGTGCGGGCGTGGCTTACATTGCTCAGGTCACGACTGCCAACAACGGCACGGTCTTTGGTGTTCGTATGACCTGCTATGAGCTCCCGGCTGGCGGCGACACCGACATCGACCTGTACTCGGCTACCGAAGGCACGGGCGTAGAGGACGTCGCAATCTCGACTCTGACCGAGACCCAGATCATCAACTCCGGCACTCTGGCTTTGGGGTCGGCTGTCTTTGGCACCGACATCGCTGCCAACCAGTACCTCTACCTCGTTGGTCAGGGCACCTCGAACGCGGCCTACACCGCAGGTCGTCTGCTGATCGAAATCTTCGGCTACGACGCCTAATAGGAGGACGGCATGTCCGACAACTATGATATCAGCGCTAAACGGGTAACAGCTACTGGTGCCGTTGGCATCGGTCGTGCTCGCATCCGTATGGTCGTAGCAACGCTGAGCGGCGCTGGCCGCATCACCCTCACGAGCGGGAGTGGTGGTGTCACTAAGATCGACTTAGATTTTGGTGCCGCCGGGACTTACGATATCATGTTGCCGGGAACCGGCACCTTGTTTGAGTCCGATCCGTTTGTAGCGACGGCCACCAACGTCACCGCTCAGACTCTGTTCTGGTCGTAAGGAGAAACGAATGGCTCGGGAGCTATCATCCATCTCTCGGTTCGGGCTCACCGAGCCATTCGAACTTCAAGTTGCACGTGGCCAGATCACGGGGCACCGGAGCGTCATCGTGTTTGGTTACAATCCAGACGTCGATACGACCCGCGTGACTGTCTGGCCGTACAGCGGAATCATCCCGCTTCCCGCCGCTGCCCTGCAGATGAAAGTCAGCTCCTCGAGTGCCAACGATACAGCAAACGGCACCGGGGCCCGCACTGTATACGTCGAGGGCTTGGACGCCAACCACGAAGAGATTAGCGAGATCGTCACATTGAGCGGTCAGACAGCGGTACTGACGACGCAGTCGTTTCTCCACATCAACAACGCCTACGTCGCAACTGCTGGCTCGAGCCTCTCCGCCGAGGGCGATATCTACTTCGGAACTGGAACGGTCACGACTGGCGTCCCCGCCACTGTCTACGACCTCATCAAGTTCGACTACAACCAGCGCATCACCGGGAGCTACACGATCCCGGCAGGGTTCACCGCTTACGTGGCGCAGGGCCTGTTCTCCGCAGGACAGCCGGGCGGCTCGGCACAGGTCTCGGGCAGGTTGTTGACAATCGGCGCGGACGGCATTCGCCGCACTGCAGCAATCACCACCGTCAACAACGGAACCGCCGACTACGCGTTTGAGTACCCAATCCGAATCCCCGAGAAGACCACGTTGGAGGCTACCGCACAGGGCAGCTCAAACAACAACGAGGCATCATCCCTCTTTATCCTGCTGTTGGTGTCAAATGGCTAAGAGCCCCGCATGGACCCGCAAAGAAGGCAAGAACCCAAAGGGCGGACTGAACGCCAAGGGTCGCGCCAGCTATAACCGCGCCAACCCGGGTAAGCCGGGGCTCAAGGCTCCTCAGCCCGAGGGCGGCGCTCGCAGAGATAGCTTCTGTGCCCGGATGAAGGGGATGAAGAAGAAGCTCACGTCGGCCAAGACGGCCAATGACCCCAACAGCAGGATCAATAAGAGCCTGCGCGCATGGAAGTGCTGACATGCCACTGAACGCTAAAGGCAAAAAGATTAAGGCCGCGATGGCCAAGCAGTATGGCAAGGAGGCCGGTGCTCGCGTCTTCTACGCCGCTGAAAACAAGGGCTCTATCAAGGGCGTGAAAAAGGGGAAGAAATGATGGCGAAGAAACCGGCACCAAAGTTTGCGCCCTGCGCAACCTGTCCGAACCCAGCAAAATGCAAAGCCATGGGCAAGTGCATGAAGAAGGAGTCGAAGAAATGATGAATCGCGGAAACATGGGCATGCAGATCGCCAACGCCCCGGCGAGCCGTCTCCCTGTTGTCACCCAGCTCGATAAAATGCGCACCATGCCCATGGGCATGAAAAAAGGCGGCATGGTCAAAGGCTACGCCAAGGGCGGGGCAGTCACTCGTGGCGACGGGATGTGCAAAAAGGGCCACACAAAAGGGACGATGCGGTGAGCAAGAAACCCACAAAAAAGGACACCGCCGAAACTGTCGCGGTAGCGGGTGTTGTCGCGACAACCCAAGCTCCAGTGTTCACACCCTGCGCCCAGTGCAGCTATCCTGCTGACTGTGCCCGCGCAGCCAAGTGCTCGAAGGGGTTCAAGTAGCCATGGGCCGCACCAACGAGAAGCTCTGGGAACAGTCTAAGGCACAAGCCAAGGCCAAGATGGGCGGGAAACACTCCGCCCGCGCCATGCAGCTCGCTGGGAAAATCTACAAAGAAAAGGGCGGCGGTTATTCAGGTGAGAAGACCGCCGCTCAGAAGTCCCTCAGCAAGTGGGGGAAAGAGGACTGGGGCACCAAGAGCGGTAAGCCGTCTGGTAAGACCGGCGAACGCTATCTCCCGAAGAAGGCACGTGACGCGCTGAGCCCTGCAGAGTATGCTGCGACAACCCGAGCCAAGCGCGAGGGCACCGCCAAGGGCAAGCAGTTCGTGGCACAGCCGAAACGTATCGCGAAGAAGACCGCGAAATTCAGGGACTAAACCATGGCCGTCATCGTACCCGATCTGCCGGAACTCTTTGAGGAAGCCTTTGAGCGGGCTGGCCTCGAGATGCGCTCGGGCTACGACCTAAAGACCGCTCGCCGGTCTCTGAACCTGATGACGCTTGAGTGGGCCAACCGGGGCCTTAACCTCTTCACCATCGAGTCTGGCACTCTCGCCCTTGTGGCGGGGACCACGACCTACACACTGCCGACTGGGACAATCGACATCATCGAGCATCAGATGCGTACCGGGACGGGCACCGCCCAGACGGACACCGCGCTCGAGCGCATCTCTGTGTCAACCTACGCCCAGCAGACCAACAAGCAGATCACGGGTCGTCCGACCCAAGTGTTCGTGCAGCGCCTGCCGACGAGCACGACGGTGACGTTCTGGCCGACGCCGGATAACTCACAGAGCTACACGCTGTTCTACTATCGCCTCAAGGGCATTGACGGCCTTGCTTCGGGTATCGGCGGAGACACCACCAACATCCCTCCGCGCTTCGTGCCCGCCCTCGTCTCGGGTCTGGCTTACTACATCGCCATGAAAAAGCCCGAAGCCATGGCTCGCATATTGCCGCTTAAGCAGATTTACGATGAGCAGTTCGAGCTGGCTGCTGGTGAGGACCGTGACCGATCCTCGGTCAGCTTTGTGCCGTTCAACACGATGATGATCGGGGGTGTCTGATGCCCGCATACGCAAGGGGAAGCAAAGCCCTCGGTATCTGCGACCGCAGCGGTTTTACTTATAAGCTCTCTGATCTCGTCTATGAGTATCAGAACGGCGTCAAGACAGGCTTCCGAGTGGGCCGCGACATCGTTGACCCAGATCAGCCGCAGAACTTTCTAGGCCGGGTGAAGATCAACGACCCGCAGGCACTGCAGAATCCGCGCCCAGACTACGCTCCGGGCAACGGGTTGTTCGGCTGGAATCCCGTTTGGAACCCTATTCAGGATATGGTAGGGTCTGTTGGAACCGTGACCGTGGTCACAACTGATGGAGAATGAGATGAAGGGCAAGGTCATGGGCGTCGACGCGGCGAACCGCCGGAAGAACGCGAAGTTGAAAGTTACCGCATCCGGGGGCACCAATCCGGGTGCTAACTTGAAGCCGTTGAGCAAGTTGGCTCCCAAAGGCAGCATTCGCCCTCGCACCCGCAGCGACAAGGAAGCCGAAGACGAGGCTGATGCCGCAGCTGACCGCGCCATGAAGCACTCGCAGCCGCCAAAGCTGGTGTACAAAGCTATGGGCGGCAAGCTCAAGATGGTCGAAAAGGGCGGGAAGAAAGTCCCGGCGTTCGCCGCTGACGGTGTCGGCAAGATGGCCATGGGCGGCAAAGCATCCGCAACCACCAAAAAGGGTAAATGAACA